GGGCTATGTGAAGCAATCTATCAACCAAGAGGAAAAAATGATGAAACTCAATATACTAAACTTAAAGATAACTGGTGCTAATCGTCGTTTTGTTTTAGACCAATTACAAAAGTACGCTGACCGCTTTGCCGACCGTAAATTTTCGTCAGTAGAGTTAACGCCAGTATACGGCGACGGTACTTGTGCTATTCATGCCTACGACATTGAAGGTAGAGCAGCACAGACCAAAGTGTTTAACAGCCAAGATATGCTAATAGGCTACATCTTAGGCGCGAACGCTCACATGGGGACACATCAAATTATTAAGGAACTACACTAATGACAGGCTTTAAAGTTATAATCAAAGCTACCGCACATAGTATGAGTAACGCTAAACTTGAGCAGTATATAAAGACGACGTTAGAGGAATCTAGCGCCGGAATAAAAGTCAATAATATAAAAGCCAAAAATACTAAAGTGCTACATATAATCGACCCCTTATCAGTGCTAGAAAAAACTATCAACTCTCGTAATAGTGAGATACATAAGTTAAATATGCAAGCAGATAAGGACGGTCGAGACATAACCCGCTTAGAAGCCCATGTACATGAGCTTGAACGGATTATACACGACAAAGAAGAACAGCTACTAGGCACGTCAGCAGTTCAAAACGGCGATTTTTGTACTTGCCATGACTGGCGTTCTGTTGGTAGCGACCCTGAAACTGGCGATAAATTAAAGCGCTGTAATATATGTGACCGTATAGGAGTTCGTTAAATGTATTACTACTTTAATGATAAGCCAGAAAAGAATATGTATTTTGCGACGCTTTGCAGTGCTTTAGAATACTGCTTCAAGCATCACATATACATAGTTAAAGTAACGAGGTGACTTATGCCTATGAAGCCATGCATTTTTAAGTGTACTGATGCGCAGTACGCACCACCCACACCAACCGACCTAAAGGAGTTAAGAGAACTTTATAAGTTAACGCAAATCGACGTCGCAAAAATAACGGGCGTCAGTTGGAATGCTAAAGGTTCGTCTACCGTTGCCAAGTGGGAGACAGACCAAGGAAAAGCAGACCATAGACAAATACCGTACAGCGCATGGCGACTATTATTAGTCACGCTTTGGGTCGTACCAGTTAAAACCCCACATTCGAGGTAAGAATCATGAAAACTAAATATAAAGTACTAACAATCGTATCAATTTATATAGCATTGCTATTAACCGCGGTTATTATCGCGACCCCTGCTCAGTCTAAGGTAGCAAAAGACAAGTCGTATGGTATCGATGGCGTAGAACGTCCCGCGCATCTAATGGACTTACTGAGAAAAGTAAAAGCGTTAGAAGCCGAAGCCGTAGCAGGTAATACAGCCGCACAATTCCGATTAGGCTACTATTACGCTAAAGGTATGCTAGTGGGTAAAGATGTAAATAAAGCTGTAAAATGGCTGTCTTTAGCTCACTCTAACGGTAATATTGAGGCGAGCAACTTACTAGGCGAGATATTAGTAGAGTATGGCGCTAATGAGCAGACTAATATAATGGCTATGATGTATTTTAAACGCGCGGCTGATGGTGGTTTAGCAGCAGGTCAATTGAATCTAGGTATAATGTATTACAGCGGAAAAGGCACGGCTCAAAATTATAATAAAGCCCTAGACCAGTTTACCGCCGCAGCTAAGCAAGACCATACAACCGCACAATATTACATCGGCGTTATGTATGCGCTAGGCCATGGCGTAGATAAAAATCACACTAAAGCGTTAGCGTGGTATGAAATGGCAGCGAGCAACGGACACGCTTACGCGGCTTATAATGCGGCGATATCATATGACATAGGTAGAGGCGTTGACCAAGACCAAGTTAAGGCAACAGAGCTATTTAAAAAATCGGCTGAAGGTGGTTTCTCTGAAGCTCAATATCAATTAGGTAAACGTTATTATGTAGGCACCGGCACTGATAGAATTTTAGAAGATGCTTTCGTGTGGTTAATGGTGGCGCAGAACCAAGGACATAAAGAAGCGGAAAAGTTAGTTAGAATTATCATGCCTAGAATGACCGTAGCTCAAGTAAGAGAAGCGGCTAAACGTATTGATAAAATCATTGAAAAAGCTATTCAACGGAGATTCTAAGATTATGCCTGTATGTACTAAAAGAAGATATCACGACAGACAGGGTGCGAAAAAGGCGATCAAGTGGTTCAAAACACGGGGGTTAGTCTTCAAGTTTAGCCCCTATAAATGTGACAAGTGCCGCGGGTTCCATTTAACGCACCATTCTAGTGTATCAAAAAGAGTGATTAGGGAATTAATAGACACGTTTCAAGTAGGCCAAGTATGGAGGGTCATAGGTACTGAAGTAGAATTCGAGGTAGTATCTCCACCGTGTAATGGTACAGGCTTACATTTTTTAGTGAATCAAGTGGAGTTAATTAGGTAGGTATGCTATATTTATGTAGTATATATTTTTAAATTGTGTGTTCCCTGTGTGTGTTTATAGCCCGACAACCCTATTCGTCGGGCATTTTTTTGTCTCCTAGTCTAGTATACCCGATACCCTGACAGCTTCCGTAACAGCCTCGCTTATAGGCTTACCTTTTGAATCAAGATACCAACCATCATAAACGGACCCGCAGCTAACACCGACGATACTCACTTGAATGTACCAGTCACCCGTGGAAACATCACGGAAAATATTATAGTGATATCCGTCATGGTCGCAGGTTAAGAAGTTGAAAGACGTGTCAACGTAGCCTAGTAGCGTAGTTATCAACGCTTCTTTAGTACATAGCTTTCTACGTTCGTCTATATAGTTAATTTCAATCATAATTACCCCACGTTTATTCGTCAGATTCTCTTTTCTCAATACTTATAGGAAGCTCACCGAACGCGCCTACTGCACTCAGCATACCAAGGCGATACGCTACTACCTCTTCTTTAGAATTTAATTTGAATTCCACACCGTCGCCAAAATCAACGGTCAAACTTTTTTTACCGTCAATATCAGCTATGACTTTGTATAGATTATCTTTATTACCATTAAACCAAAGCTCTAAGTCAGCTACCACTTGTGTTATTTCATCGTTTGACATACTCATAATTTAATACCTTATATATTTTTAAAGAACATTTCTTTTACTTGGGTTTTAGTGAAAAACATTGTCTCACCCTTCGGAAACCACACGCCGTTAACTCTAAGCCGATAGCGACCAAAAGCGTAACGCCCCCATTGACTTGCGAGGAACATTTCAACTTTGTTAGTCTTGCCCTGTTTTTTGTGCAACAAAACCGCATAGGGCTTTCTTTTTTCCGACATAATACAACACCTTAACACCTTACAATTTTGATCCCTGATTAAACAGGTACCTTAATTTAAAACCTTATTGAAAAGCTAAGAACAAAAACCCCAGGTGCAAAAGATAACTTGGGAATGAAATTTTTATTCGCCGTGTAAGCTACACCTACCGACGAAAACAAACAGACCTTACCGCAATAGTCTTGATGGTGTTCGTAACCTGTAACCGCACCAATACGAGCGCTGAGTTCTACATTAGCCGACCATTTCCAGTAACGCGCGTAGTCAATCAAGTATGACTGTTCGTAAAAGCTGTTACGGAACGACGCCACAGCATAGCCATGTTTACCCGCCCGATATTCGAGACCTATAAAATTATGGTTAGCATTGTAATCCGTGGTGCTGTCAATGCCTGATTCTATATGTTGAGATAACGCTAAGTACGTGATCTCGAATTTAGTATCAGAGGCAACAGCCATAGACGCACAACTAAGCGCCCACACTGCCGCAACCGATACCAGTAATTTACGTTTTGTTATTGTCATAGTTTAATCCCCGTCATATTCTTCGTCACAGCCAAGGCATTGCCAATGTCCGCATTGACAACCGCCACTATCTAAATGTTTTTGGTATTCTGGGGTGATTGCATCATTCTCCGATTCATTATCCATTCTATTAGCCCTTGTTAGTATTGGTTAGTTTGATTTACAGTACTGCTCTGATAATTACAATCGTTCATATCATTAATAGCTCGCTGTAATTGTTGTGCTTCATTGACAAGCATACGCGCTTCGATTTTAATTTCTGCTATACGTGCTTCGGCTTCAGTAATACTATTATATTTCGTACCTTTAATTACCATGATCCCGCCCCTGTACTGTTACTAGTGTGTAATGTTCCCGCCCATTGAAAAGCCATAGCTTGAGCGATACCCTTAAAAGTTTTACTTCTATCCTTTGCGCTGCTCCAAGATTTTCTAATCGGTAGTTTTGATTTTGGGCGTGTGCCATCTTTTAACAGCCCGCCTTGTGTACTGTTCGAACCCCAATGGTGTGTCGGTTCTACTATGTTAGTTTTTCTTAACGGCTGTAAGCCTTTTAACCATAGACAAGTACGCTTCATATAAGGGTCGCCAAAATGAAACGGATGTATGATCTGGTCAGGCTTTCGCCAGTCACTATTCAGCTTGCCGGTGGGGTTTTCAATTGCTATTAGTTCGCAGTCCGCGTCGCGTATTTTATACACGAAGTCTAGTGCGGCTTGTTGTCTTCCGTCAGCTTGTTTTTGTTTCCAACTTGGAGCACCAGCAGCAGACAAATGCGTACACGGCGGAAAAGCTATTATCATATCCCAACCGTCGTTTAAAATACCTAAAACGTCTTGCTGTAAGTGCCATTCAGGACGACCACCGCTACACGGCTCAGTATCACAGCTAAACGCCTCATGACCTAAGTTGCGTAACTCTATAGTTACCGCTTGGCTTTCTTCACATGCTACTAATATTTTCATAAGCGCCCCTGTTAACGACTGCCGCGTGTGTCTGCTACATTTATACTAGATAGTATCGACATGGCTAATTCGTATGCTTGATGATTGTCTAATTCGTGAACAAATGTAGGGCGTTCAGCTTCAGGTAACATATTACTTTCGTTATCGCTCTTTTGTACGAATGTGAATGATACCCCCGCGGTAAATGTGATTTCGTTGTGTAACTTTATCGTACACCAGTCAAATTCTAATGTTAAAGGTCTTGGCATGATAGTCCCCTACAGGTTATATGTTGTAATTCATAAATACAGTTTATACTTTGTAATCGATACTCTTTAAACGAGCACGGTATTCGTGCCATGTTTTAGCGTTCACATAATAAATGTTACCGCATTTTAGTACTTCATTATCCTTTAATAAAGGCGTCCAAGTCGGTACGCGCTTATGTGACGTAAAAGGCTTAAAGGGTAAAGAGAATAATCGTTCGCCCCATGTTCGTCTTACTAGCTCCGTATGGCATTTAGGTTCTAGTATTTCAAGTCGAATACCACCGTCACCGATTATACTTTCATAACATGAAGTCATATTACAAACCTTGTAACGTTATGAAAACTAACCAAGCAGGAACAGACAAGGCAGTAAGGATAATGTGCCAACAATTAGCGGTCTCAGCAGTACCCGCGTCAGTAGACAATGAAGTTTGCGAACGTTTAATACTAAAGAAAACGAACACAGCCAGATTTAACAAAAATAAAATAGTGAAAGTACTCATAATATTGATCTCCAAATAGATAGTATAATTTTTACCCGAATAAAGGTCCTAATGCTACGCAGCCGATAGCTACTATTAAGAACCCGACATAGCCGTGACCCTTCTCGCTACCCCACAACAACAGATAAATAAACGTAGCGACGCATAACCAGCCTAGACCCTCAATCATATTTATTCGCCTTGCTAGCTTGTACCGACCAGACATAAAACCTGATTAGTAATGTGGCTTCGTAGCCCGCATAGATACCGCATACGCTAATAGTAGTACATATCGTGAACGTCCATAATGGGCTAACTGCGAACACACCTAACAATGCACCGACAGCGACGACAGCAATCAACGTTAATAGTGCGATAGTTGTTAATAAAAATTTAGGCATTTTCATGGTTTGTAATCCTCTTTGTTTTTGGTGACTCGATAGCTAGCACCCATACGACCAACCATGTCTAGTACTTGCTGAACTTTTACGCCTAACTCTAAGGCCATTTCTTCTTTAGTGAAGTAACCGCACATTCCTAAGAGTTTGCGGCGCTTAGCTTCGGTCCAAACTTGTGAACCTTTTTTCTGCTTATGTATATGTGGTGCATAACCCATATTATTTACCCCCCGATTATGGCGTATTCGTAGCCGTATTTTTGTGATTCATCATCGAAGCAAAACGTCTGTAACGTTAGCCCTATTAATTCGTCTTGGTACTGGCTAAGAAAATATCCCATAGCCTGTTCATGATTCGCGGCTTCAGTTTTGACGACGCCATCATCAACACATAGAAAGTCGAATTCATCGTGTATGATTAACCCAAAAGTTTTAACCTCGGATTCGTCGCCTTTACACTTCCGCATAGATTCGAATTCGTCTAGCTCTAGGGCCCAACCTGCGGCAAAGCACATTCTATCGTAATCACCAGTAAGGGTTTTACCGTTGTAGGTGTAACATGGGGCCTCATTAGGTACGAAACACCGACGAGCTTCACGCATTATACTTTTACGTCGTTTGCTACTCATAGTAGGCCCCTGTATAGCTAGAATATTTATTAGTGGAGATATAGATTAAATGAAATGAAATGAAATGTCAATATAAAATGTATATAAGTATTGTATTGACATTTACATTATAGTAGGGCAGAATAAAGGTCTCAATTAGAGACCTTACGCATTTTGCTACTTTTCCACGGTAAAGGTCTTAAACTTAAAATACCTCGTGAAAAGTAGCACTTCTTCTATACACCGGCATCATTAAAGATATCAAGTACAAAGTCCCTGAATTCTTCCGCCGTGGCTGAATGGGCTAACTTTTGTATAGTATCCCTAGACCATTCGTTAGCTAATTTATCCGACGAACCATGACCAATATCACTTAATGTATGACGTACATAGCACTTAGCATTACCGGAGCGATACGATTTACGCACCCCGTTAACTTTAACCTCGCTGGTCTGGTCAGCTAAACAACGTTTAAGTATACCCGTCCAATTATCAAAACTTGGTACGCCTAATTGTACAGGATACGAGGCGACCCAATTGGCAATCGTACCCGTATGAATTAAACCTTCGCAGTTTTGATCAGCAAATAACAGCGCAGCCGAAGCAATACGGTCTAACGGTTGTTGACCTACTAAACCGCGTACAACGATCTCCGTGGCTTCTTCGTCACGCTGTAAACGTTTAGGTGAAAAACCGCTATGATGTGATATGTCACGCGTTCGTAACTCATTCCATACGACAGGACACCAATTAGTTTTACGCCACGCATTAAGCTCTTTGAAGTATTCAGGCGTGGCAGGTCGGACAGTACAATCGATATCAAAAAATCGACGGTCACTTACTGGTATATTTAAACACCCCACACGATTCGTACATATAACCACAGAGCTATATACACTTTGTGTACTTTGCGATCCGTACTTTTTACGTATTACATGGCTAGTCATTTCAGGATCTATACCTGTTTTCAATGACTCGTAGGCTTTCGCATCTTCCGTCTTAGATAACTGCGACGCCATAGCTTCAGGCACAGTAAGCCAAGTACACACTAAAAAGTCGTTAAAACCGCTTCCGCTTAGCCCGCCCACTAATTCGTTAAGCCCCGTCGTTTTCATGTTCCAAGAACCCCAGATATCGCCCATTAGTTTTTCTAACGTACCACGACCCGACCCTTGTGCTGGCGTAGATAGTACAACACACGGCCCACGGTATGTAGGATCTTGTGCTTTGGCTGCTAAGTGGTCTAGGAACCATGACGCATCGTCGCCATTAGGCATTAGGTATTTAACAAACTCAGTGAATATGTCCCAGTGGTCGCGTGACTTGTCTAAGCTTTCAGTCTCCCAGCCTGGAACACTCCAAGAGTTCAAGCGTTTTTTACCGTTGTAATCGAGGACACGCGGACCCCCAGGTACATTACGGTACCCTGATAACTTTAAGAACCCTGGGGATTCTGTTATGCAAGCGTACTGCGTGGCTTTAACAGGCTTACCCGCCGCATTCACCCAAAAAACCTTAGTTAAATGACCTGTTTGAAACCCCCGTTGAGGCTCAGGCTCCGCGTCGGGTTCTCTTAAATCTATAAAACAACTACTAACCTTATCAAAAGCCCATTGAGCCACTAGTAAAGGTACGGGGTCGTGATATGGTACGAGCGGGCCACCTTCTTCAGCAATCCATTGTAAAAATTCATTAGAATGTTTATCGCTACAGTGGTCATGAAAACAATGGAATGACCTTTTAACTGGATCAGACCCATGGCCTAAAGGACTATAACCTGCGGTATTACCACCACCGTCTGAATGATCCTTATGCCACGGGCAAATAACATCTACCCAGTCACCACTTTCGTTAACGATTAATTCACGCTCGTTAAGCCATTCTAATGCATCGTCTACCACACCTTCCATGTTACTTTGGTAGACACCTTCACGCCATGAGGTCGTACCTTGTGACCGTCTAGGGTCGAGTTTACCAGCGTTACCGCTTTGTATATCTTCCCAAGTAACACCAGCGCGTACTATTTCTAGCAGTTCGCTAGGTGAAAAAGTGTTAAACGGGTCATTAGTGAATAGCCCGTGTTTAGCTTCATCGCCTATTCTAAATAGCTCGCCGTCTACCGCGTATTTATCTTTTAAGTTAAGACCACAAGGTAAACGTACTAGTTTATTAGGCGTAGCGCCGCCACTATCCCAAGGACCTGCACCGTATATTATTTTAATAAACTGTATAGCGTCGTGGATATTTTTTATAGGTTCGTCAAATACAAAACCATATTGATAGTTATCGGGCGACGTTTCAGTGCGCCATGAATATTCGTAACGTAGAACGTCGGGTAATTCAGATACCTTACACTTAGAGCCAAGGCCAGAGCCAATATCATCTAAAACTATGCAATGCATACGATAGAATAGCGATTGCCTGTTGTATAGCTTACCTTCAGCGTCAGGCGTTATCGTAGACGTACTAAAGTAACAAGCTTTTTTCACGCTGCGACGTGATATTATCCTTTGAAATTCAGCTTCGGATTTTGGAAACCCGGGAATAGGACTTGCAGAACCCCAGTAAAGTACCTGCTCGTCTTCGTCTAAAGTCCCGAATATATTTTGTATAAATGTGTGTATATTATTAGAAATATCATTCATCCGGTTTAACCTCAGTATCCTTTAAGTACACGTATAACTTAGCTAAGCAGTATACAAGTACTAAAGGGCTTATTAATGTGATCGTGAAAACGACTAGTGTACGAAACGATTGATTCTTTTTACCATGGTTAGCAATGTAAGCTAATAAGGTATAGCAGAACACTAGGATCAGATACGAGGACAATAGTACGTAGTTAGCTTCTACCATTAGAATCCCCTAAAATTAGCTTGGCTAGCTTTTCGTGTAGCGCTTTCTTAGCTTTTATTGTTTTAGTATCATGAATTTCATGTACTAATTTTCTAAGCTCAGCCATTAGCTTTCTAGCTTCTAAAGCGTTGAAAGGTAGTTCACGGGCGCAGTTATTACATAAACTTTCACCGTGAAGAAAATTATATGTAGCGCGTCGTTCGCAATAATCACAACTCATAATAGCCCCCGCGCTTCTAACATCATGCGAATATGAATCCAATCAACAAAAGGACGGTCACTAATTTTAGGGTCGATCATAGTCGGACAACCTAAAGCGGTATCGTCAATAATATAGTGCGCGTAGGTTTTAGGGCTATCGGTCCAGGACCCTTGAGTTGGATTGTAGTTGACGCCGTACAGCGGTATTTTGTTTTCCTTAAACCACCTTACCGCTTGAGATAAGTAGTTAGTGTCCGCACCTTCCTGACATATAATCTCAGGGTCGTCACTAGTCGGGTTAGCTTTGTCAGACCGCATAGTGAATAGTATTATTTTGTGACCATTAGCCACTAATTCACGTAACACCGGCGCAGCGCCAATATCTTTACCTATGTTCGGAAAATCGAAGCCAGTACATGTACCGTCAAAGTCAACCGCGAACACTGTAGGAGGTAATACCTTTAGACTTTTTAACATAAGTCCCCCTTAGTATGCTATAGCTTCTAATTTAGCTATAAGATTATTTATAGTATTAAGTCTAGCCCAATTTTTCGCCGCGAGATCTTTTTCCTCTTGAGTAGGGTAGATAGGGTTACCATGTGAAGTAAATTTCGGTAATGGCTTATTGCTGCGTAACACTACGTCGCGGTGGTTCATAAGTGCTTTAATCATACGATTAACTGAATCTCTACGTGGGTCGTTTGGGATTGAAAATGGACTAGTCATATTAATATATCCTGTGTTAAATGTTTAGTATTTTTTGTTTTGCTAGGTATTCGTGGAATAAGTCGGCGGACTCTTCGCGCTGTTCTAGCTTCGGTTGCATTACGCAATCCTCCATAGTGTCAGTACAGAAAATTGTATATCGGGTCACTGTACTTGCCCGTTGTCCGCGTCTTCGAATGCGCCCTATTAATTGATCCCATTCGTCGGCAGACCAAAAGTACGAAAGACATATTAAGGTACTACAGTTACCGTACTGTAAATTTAAACCATGGCCCGCAGACTTCGGATGCAATAATAGTATAGGTACTACGCCAGCGTTCCAATCGTTCATTAGCTGGTCGTTATACTTCTTAGAATTTGTGGCACTAAAAACCGGCGCATTATATTTTTTTATTAACTCGTCGCGTTGAAAAGAAAATTGATAGGCTACGATTACTGGCGTAGTCATAGTTTTAATTAATTTATCTAAGGCATTCATTTTAGCGCTATGTAAGAATATAGCTTCTTTCTTAGCTGTTTTAAGTACGCCGTATGCGTCGTCTTCCGGTGTACGGTACACACTACCGCAGCACATTTGAAATAGCTTACTCTGTAATGCTGCTTCGTTAGGTGCTTCTAATGCTTGATGCTTTATATAAACAAAATTATGCTTAACCATTTCAGTATAATAACCGCGTACTATCTCAGGTAGTTTTACAGGTACTTTTATATCTTCAAGTGCCGGTAAACCTTCTTCATATTCCGCGCTGTCTACAGTGTACATAACGTCAGATAATACCGCCGTCAGTCTTGCTAACCCGCCTGGTTGGAAGTCCCAGTTATGCCCTAAGTAATCCATTTGCATGAAAAACTTACGCTTGAAGTTATCACGGTTACGACCTAAGCGCTTGCCTTGGTCAACTATTAGCATTTGTCCGTATATCTCTATACTTTCTTGAGCTACAGGGTCGGCAGTCATGCCAACACGCCAGCTAAAATGCTTGAGGAATTTACGAATTTTCTTGAAGCCCGTACCGCCTACTGATTTAAGCTTGGTTATTTCGTCTACAAGTAAACCGTCAAAGATAGGATCTTTATAGTTAGTGAATAACCATTCCATTAGCTCAAAGTTACAGATAACGATCTTAGAGTTTTGTTTCATTAAACTATGACGTGTTTTAATGTCGTTACCTGTAAGGCAAACGGCGTCAACACCTTGTAAGTGCTCCCAGTTCTCAGCCTCTTTAGCCCATACCTCTTTACATACTTGGGCGGTAGACAGTACTAGTACACGTTTCAAGACGTTATCTTTTATAAGGTCTTGAATAGCGGTGAAGCCTACGACACATTTACCGAACCCCTTGGGCGCAATTAGCATTGTCTCGTCGCTTTCATACAAACGGTCAATAGCTAATTGCTGTGTTTCTTTTAAGTTACTTAGTTTCAACATGACCCGTCGCCTCTTGAATACTAGCAGCAAGAATACTGATATTTTCTTGGCTAGCTTCTAATATTGCTTCAGTTTCTACGTGCAAATGCCCGTTGTGCTGTAATTCTAAGCCGATTTGAACGAGTGATATCTCACAAATTTTTAGCTGTAATGTTAGCTGTTCGTAGTCTGTCATATTATGCCGCCTCAACTGCTACGCGGTAGCCTAAGTAAATTACTTCATCTAGCACATCACGTACAACATCGGCGCGGTTCCTTTGCATCCAATAGCTAATACGCGGTAGCATTGCGGTATGCAGTTCTTCGATTAACGCTGCGCGTTTAGCTACTTCACTGTTAGCTTTACCTTTAGGTACTTTGCCTGGCTTTACTAGCTTACGATAACCAAGCTGTATTACTTCTTTAGCTATCGCCTTTATCACGCCGTCGTTTTTTGTAGCTCCGCAGCTACAATTCATACGCGATTTTAAAAGGTCGATTAGGTCAAGCGTTAATCTTTGTTTTTTCATCCACACGGGAACATATGGGCCACTAGATTCTTTTGACATAATGATTATCTCCTTGCGGTTGACGGTATAGTCATAAAGACGTAACCGCCGTTCATTGCTAATATAGAGTGAAATTCGTTATTCTTATCGTCTATATATTTTTTAAGTGTTGTTCTATGAATATTGAGATAGTTAGCTAACTTACATTGATTACCCATAAAGGTAGGCGTTAGTAACAACTCTTGAACTGTATAGACTTTTAATTCTTTCATAACTTAGATACTTGTATAGTAGGTTATCAAGTGAGTTCGAATAATCTCAGCGAACTTATCATACGACGCGCATTGATACGCGCTTGCACCTTGCTTGCGGATTCTGTCTAATTCTAACTCTTGTAACTTAGACAGCTTCCCTTTACCGTTCGGGCGTTTCATTTCTACATATACTGTTTTTCCCGTTATGGGAAATATTAAAAGCAGATCTGGAAAACCTTTTCTAGCTTCAGCGTTAACCTTCCGCGCTAAAACTTTATTAACTTTGGCAAGCTTCATGCATTTGGCTTGTAATTTAGATTCCATAATCTTACTTCTTAGCTTTGTAGCGTAGCTTTAAATGAAAGTCAGACAGTATTAATACCCCCTCGCTTGGGTCTTTAAGTATCCAATGGCTGCGAGTGACGTACATACGACCGTGCGGTACCGTAACAATTAAGCCCCCTTCTTCGTCGGTGCAAGCTTCGGTCCTACCTACGAGTTTTTGAATCTCTGCTAAGTTGTCGCCGTTCCATTGTATCCCTTCTACTACCTTTGGTTTTTTAGTGAATAAAGCCATTGTGTGTGCCTTTTATAAGTGGGTGTATTTTAAAGCATAGCACTATATGTAAAAAATACAAATAAAAAACTTGGTATATTCGAAATGTCATACTAGTATTAAATTTAGTAAGACGAAAACAAGCTAAAACAGGAGCAGACAATATGTCACAAGTTCGACAGTTCGAAAAAGAATTACCTAGAAAGGTGATTAAAAAAACCAAAGGGTACTATTTACCTATCGACGTTATCGAATTCGTTAAAGACGAATCGGCGCGTTTATCTATTAAGCCTGATCCTAAGAAGAAAATTGTCGGCGAGCTAATATCAGAAAATGATGTGCTCACTGCAATAGTTCGCTGTTATCAAAAAACGTCTGTGATAGACGGTGATGGCGGTCCTGCTTATGAAACTGAATCTAAACTAGATTAAGGAATACACACACTATGAGTTTTCACTATAAATACGGCGGCAGTACCGCTAAGCGCACTTTAAATTGCTCCGGTTGGGCTGCTCTATCTAGCACTATAGACCGTGTAGATAAAGGTAGTGTTCATGCGGACCGTGGTACTATGCTTCACACTTGCTGCGAAATACTGGAAGAAGAAGGTATAGAGTACGACGAGTTGTTGGAACGCGGCGTAGAATTTAACGACGCCAAGCTAACCCCTGAGTTGTTGGAAGAAAAAGTCATACCGGCTATGGAATCTTTAGAAGATTTCGTAGAGGACTATAACCTTACTACGGTAATCACCGAAGAATTGTTAGAATTCAGCGAAGTTATAGGCGGGACGCCTGATATCTTAGCGTATGGCGACGGTGTTATAGCGTGTGCGGATTACAAATTTGGCGACGGTGTAATGGTCTACGCTGACAACAACGACCAGATGTTCTTTTGTGTGTGGCTAGCATTAGATAGTGACCTATTCGATACTGAAATAGACGCCGAAACACCGGTTCATTTTGGCATCATCCAACCGTCGGATAAGCGCGAAGAAACTTTAGACGTTTGGTCAACAACCGTCGCTGAAGTAGACGCCTTTGGTGACAGATTCCTTGACGCTGTTACGGTAGCTGAAGAATCAGAACCAGGTGAAAACTTAAATGAAGGTGACTGGTGTAAGTTTTGTCCTGCCGCGGCTATATGTCCCGAAAAAGGTAAGACAGCACGAAACGCTTTAGCGTTACTCGACGGCGAATTGATAACCGAAAACAAAGAGTTATCGAAAAAAGGTGCCGAACTTACCATACCTGTGCTAGAATTAGGACAGGCGCTAGAATTAGCCTCGAAGTTGGAGCCATGGATTAAGGACGTAAGATCGTTTGCTTTTGATCAATTAGAAGCAGGTAACGAAGTCCCAGGGTATAAGTTAGTAAATAAACGTGCTACTAGAAAATGGATTGACCCCGACGCGACGGCAGAATATTTAAAGCGCAAGCTTACTGCTAAAAACGCTATGACATACACTGTCATATCACCAGCACAAGCCGAAAAGGTCGCCAAAAAGCTAAAAGTTACGCTACGTATGAATGGCAGAACTATTAGCAAAAGTTCAGGGACTACCATAGCCCTTGAAAGCGATAAGCGGGAAGCCGTAGTATCTCAGAAAGCCATTTCTGAAACGCTAAAACAACTTGAAAACTAAACGAAACGAAACGAAACGAAAAGAGGAAATGAAAATGTCGAATAATACTCAACTAGCTGAAATGACCAACCTTGCAAAAGGTTTAGCCCAATCCGCACAAAGCTCTGACGCTGGCGGTGACGGTTCTTTTATGAAATTCACTAAATTTGGTGAATGGGTTTGGGGTTCAGAACAAACGGAAGTTGAAGACGATGCACTATGGGCAGTACACCCGCAAGGCTTTCAGCATGGCTGGATAGCGTGGGGCGATAAAGCACACGGTACGAACGGACAGAAGTTAGGCGAAGAAATGGTACTAGCTACTGATCCTTTACCACCTAAAGCCGGATTACCTGAAGTTAAAGGCTCTTGGGCGCAACAAATTTCTATGCAAATGGTTTGTCTAAGCGGTATGGATAAAGGTACGAAAGTTAGCTTTAACTCATGCTCAATGGGCGGACGTGGCGTATACAAGAAAATTGTTAACGCCGTTGTAGCTCAGATAACAAGCGGGGCTAGTGACGTATGCCCTGTAGTCGAACTTACTAACGATAACTATATTCATAAAGAGCACGGTAAAATTTTTACCCCCGTGGTAAATGTTGACGACTGGAAGTCATTAGCCGAACTAAACGATATATTATCTGATATGGAAGATGATGGAGCCGAAGCCGCGGAAGACGCAAGCAGCGCATTAGCGCAGCTAGACGCAGAATCAGAAGCAGCACGAGCGAAAGCTCAAGCAAAAGGTGAAGCCAAAGCAGCTAAAGAAGCTAAGGCAGCAGAAGCCAAAGCAGCCAAAGCAGCAGAAGCAGCAGAACCCGAAGCAGAAGAAAAACCAGCGCGTCGCCGTCGTCGTCGTACCGCATAGAAGCTTTTAAAAGCTCCCGAAAAAAGCGCTAGGGACGGCGCTTTTTTATTATAATAACTCAAGGCGACAATCATATGAACCACACTTTAACACCATTATTAATAGATTTTGAGACTCAGGCAAGAGTACCGATTCAAAACCCGCTGTACACTTCGGACGAAGATACTCACGCATTATGTATGAGTTGGGGCTTCTTAGGCGGCGAGGGTAAATTGTGGTGGCCTGGTGATCCTTTAGATAATGATATCTTAGACCATATCGTTAACGGTGGTTTAATCGGCGCATCTAACGCAAAGTTTGACCGTGAGATATGGAATAACATATGCACGGAAGACCACGGCTTTCCTTTTGTCCCATTAGAACAGTGGTTTTGTACCCAAGCACAAGCCAGAATAGCCGGACTACCTAGCGCACTAGATAAAACCGCGAAAGCGTTAGGCTTAAAAGTACGCAAGTCCCACAACGGCAGCGCACTAATTAAAAAATGTTGCATTCCGCCATTCAGCCAGGACCCGCAAGACTACGCGGACTTAGGCGCGTACTGCTTACAAGATTTCGTGGTAATGGATAAAGCCGCTAGGTCGATCCCACTAATGACCCCTGACGCGCTAGCCGAATACCATGCAACCGAACGAATCAACGAACGCGGTATACGAATCGACCGCGAACTAGCACTAGCAGCGACAGAATACGCCGAAGAAGAACGCGGCGAGATTAATAAAAAAATTGCTGAAGTTACCTTCGGTGATATTACCAAGTGTACACAGTACAAGCGCGTCGCTACTTGGCTACGTGAATGCTTAGAAGACGACGGCTTAGACAAAGTAGTCAAGTTAATGGCTCGATACAAAACAGACAAAGAAACCGGCGTGACTACTAAAAAATACTCGGCAGATAAAAACGTACGCGCTAATATCTTAGCGGGCCACCATGAAAGCGAGTTCCATTTACCAGGTGATATATTAGAGTTGTTACAGCTAATGGATGAAGCGGGCGGGTCCGCAGTTTCCAAGTTCGGTAAAATGGTCCAGAACGCCGACCCTGACGACGATAGAGTCCGTGGGGTAATACGTTATGCTGGCGCAGCTTCGACGCTGAGATTTAGCTCCATGGGGCTACAAGTCCATAACTTTAGACGTGACGCCTTTAGTTATGAAGAAGTCATGCACCTAAGAGCCTTAATGTTAAAACATAAACCGCTAACAGACTTAGAAGGTAATATTATTCCGGTAATGGATACGTTAGGTAAATTACTTCGTGGGGCTATCTTACCCGCTGAAGGTAAAGTATTCGTCGTAGGCGATTGGAACGCGGTAGAAAGTCGTATGACTGCATGGATAGCCGGTGATGAAGAAAAATTAGACATGTTTAGGCGTGGCGATTGCCCTTACGAGTACGCCGCCGAAGGTATCTACGGGCGCAAGATAACGAAAGCGAACGACCCTAAAGAACGTGACGTAGGTAAAGTAGTTGATTTAGCGTGTGGTTTCCTTGGCGGCGTTGGTGCTTTGAAGTCGATGGCTGCTCAGTACCGCGTGTATATCGACCCTGACAAAGAAGACAATATAGTAAAAGGCTATCGAGCTAAACACCCTAAAATTGTTGCTTGTGCTGATTCATTATTAGCCGCGGCGCAACGTGCAGTATTACAACCTGACGTAGAACAAAAGTCAGGTAAAATTCGTTACTTATTCAATAGCGACGACGGCGCGTTATATTGTACGTTGCCTGACGGTATTACTAAATTGAGATACCCTGAGTGCCGTTTCGAAATGAAGCCCGTACCATGGGACGAGACCGAATTAAGACCTCAGTTAACCGCATTGAAAGCCGCGTTCACTCCACGCGCCGACGTTAAAGAATGGTCACGTCATGGGTTATGGCGTGGGATATTCCTAGAAAACGTGGTCCAGGCTACGTGCTCTATTTTGTTGCGCGAGTGTGGGGCTGAATGTGAAGAAAGAAAGTTACCGGTAGTTTTCCACGTACATGATGAAATAATCTTAGAAGTAGACGAAGCGGACGCCGACAAAGGGTTAGAAATGCTTCAGGATACTATGGAATATACCCCAGATTGGCTAGACGGCTTGCCACTAGTAGCTAAGCCCGAAATTATGCTAAGATATGGCAAGTAAAAACAACCAAAAAATAAGGACATAAACAATGTCAAGATACAAGCTAAGTTTAATCGACGAGCAGATATACAACGACCTAACGCAAAAGCACAAAGATTATATAGATCTTTTGCGTAGACACCACACATATAAGGCCGCCGCGAAAGAATTAGGCGTGAACATAGCGTCAGTATCTAAAATGGTGGATCGTATACTTTCCCGTGCAGCGAAAAAAGGTATCGCGCCTTACGCTGGTATGACAAAACCTATAGCGGAAGGGTTCGTACCTAAGCGTATATCGACATTCTACGATGATGAAGGGAAAGTAAGTCGTCAATGGGTCATACAAGAACCTGAACGCGCTAAGATGCTTGAAATGCTCAAGGATCTATCAGCCGAATTACTCGAAGGGGTCGAACCGGTAGCACCAACGCCCGCACCGACCGCGCCACTTGAAGACGACTTGATGATTAATATACCTATAGGCGACGCGCATATCGGTATGCTGTCATGGGAAGAAGAAACGAACGATAAGTACGACCTCAAGATAGCTAAAGACCTGCATTGTAGAGCTATTGATATGCTAATACATCAAACACCGGCAGCGAAGCACTGTACGATTATCGACTTAGGCGACTTCATGCACTCTGATAACTTAGAAGGTAAAACCGCCCGTAGTGGTAACGTCCTTGATATGGATAGTCGTTACCATAAAGTCGTACGTGTTGCGATACGAATCGTTCTTTACTATATCCAGGCGGCGCTAAACAAATTTGAGCATGTAACGTTCAGACCTGAGATTGGCAATCATAACGATGTAGGATCATTATGGATGCAAGAAATGCTAGCCGTAGTATTCGCAAATGAACCGCGGGTAACTATCGGTAACAACGCGGGTAATGTTTTTTATTGGCAACATGGCGACTGTTACTTTATGTCACATCATGGTCACCAGATAAAAGGCGACCGTCTGTATCAAATATTCGCTAAGCAGATAATGGATGAACACATCGCCACACGTCACCGTAAAATATACATGGGCCACGTTCACCATAAATCGGTAACTGAGAACGCTATTTGTGAAATGGAAACATACAGAACGCTAGCAGGTAAAGACGCCTACGCTGCTGGTGGTGGTTATTCTGCAGGGCGTAGTATTACCGCGGAAACGTGGCACAAAAAATATGGGGAAGTTTCAAAAGTAAACGTAACCGTGCAAATGTTAGAAGACTCTAAAGGGGAATAAAATTATATGATATATCTCACGATATTATTTTTAGCTTTCATTCAAAACGTATCATTTACCATGGTAAGCCGTTCACGTAATCGAGATAACATGTCGTATCATGCTATCTGTTCGGTGTTTAGTAACGGGCTATGGTTCTTAACGATGCATCAACTAGTCGTAGCTGATCTTGATTACATGTTAGCTATTCCATATATCATAGGTACGGTATGTGGTTCTATCTTCGGGGCTAAAGTCTCTATGAAGATAGAAAAACTTATCGGCGCTAGCACTTAGGGGTTATCTATGGCTGAGTACCGCAACAGTATCGACCGGAAAATTTGTCATAGGCTTGCTATGATGTTCACATTTTATAACGACACACCGGAGACTAAAACCATGGCTGAAGACAACAACATCGACCAGCATCTACCCGCTGAAAAACAGGCGGTAAAATCTGACGGTGGTAGCTCAAGCTACTATGAATTAGAAGTACCTCAATATGTACTTAATCGCTTAGCTCGACAAGAACGAGATTGCGAAATTGCGACCATTGAAACGGGCGACGTAATACGTATGTTAGTTGATAACGACTTCGACGCGGGTAATATCATCAAAGCGTTACGTCGAATTATCCAGGCTAAAAAAGGTATTGGCAAAGCGGGTACTAATATAAAGTACGATATTAATAAGGTGAAATACTTTATTAATGAGATTGAACGTACGCTAACCGTTACGAGTGATTAATCCTGAGTCTTATCGAACACTCGTTTAGTAAGCTCATTTTTAGCAAAGGTAAGTCTATCCAGTTCAGCACGTTTATTATCAGCGGTCATGGAACTTAAACGTACAAGTTTCATTCGCTGATTTATTTTGGTCAACTTATTACGCGCCTTGTTATAGAATTTACGTTGCGCTAACTTATCTTTACTTGCATCCATAAGCGCCCGCGCTTTATCAAAGTCTTTTATCTTTTTAGCTTCTCGGATATCCGCATAAGCGTTGTTGATTTCTTCAAGACGTTTATAAAACATGGTCGTATAGTGAGTGTTCTTAGCTGGCGTTGCTTTAACGAATGCTTTAATCAAAGGATACTCAGCAAGCTTAGTTGTTGGCGCTGCCGGTGCGCCTGTCGCTGGCCTAGTAATAAGCATATCAGTTGCAGATAGCGCAGTCGCGCCCGCCCAACCTAAATAGCCACGTACTAAATGTTCAATTTGTACCGGTGATAACTCTACTTTACCCCAACTTATTTTAGCGAAACCCTCGGACGCGGCGATAGCCGTTTCACTAGTCCACGCTCTTTTTCTGTTTTCCGGTGACAAACTTCTCATTGCTTGTGACTCGATAGGTCTACCGGTAAACATGTTCTTATTCATAGCAATTTCAGCGCCAGGTTTGAACACTTGAGGTATCGGGTTCATTGCGAAAGTATCTGTAAACGTATGGCCTAAACGTTCAGCGAATAATCTACCGTGGACTTTATCATCTACCATTTGTTGAGCGACAGATTCCATCATATAGGCTATCGCGCCAACTTCGAACGGTCTAGGTATACGGTACATTGTTTCGCTACCAGGAATTTTAACTAGATGATACGTACGTTTTTCCCACTCTTCAGCAGCTTTATAATCGTCGTCGTCTTTCATGGCTAGGTATAACCCGACAGACATGGCAGAATACACGCCTATAACAGCTTTAAACTTCGCTGCTTCCTTAGGGTTCATCCATTCTTTAAACGTCCCAGGGGCAGCACGAGCCGCTTTATCTAAACCTTGCATACGAGCGTTAACAAACGGTACTGTCTGCGATATAAACCTAATCGCATTCGACGTGCCGGTGCGTGTAAAATCTAAGTGATCACGAGAATTGAAAGCAGCTTCTAATAAACTGTCGCCGCGTTCTAGTGCTTGGGTATAGTCTGCAGAACGGTTAACGTTCTCCAACCTAGCGCCGAAGTCTTGGTATGCGTCCCAAACTTTAGCTAATTTTTTAGGCGAATCTAAAATAGATGCTTTCGCGCTTGCTTCGTCCATACCTTTTCTAACTAAACGTTTTATCGCGTCAGGGTCGCTACCATGAACGTAACCTGTTTGACCGAACGTCGCGCCAGTAGATAACATTTGCGCGGCTACTTCGCTATCTTTAGCGGTAGCCTTGAAGCCTTGGCCTAAATTTTTAAAGATGTTAGCGCTAGTACCAGTAACAGCCATAGCGTGAATCGAATCTCGAATTAAGTTACGCGCTTTAAACTCAGGGCTAGCAGTCACACCGTAAGTTAATGCACGTTTAAAGCCACGGGCGACTTTCATTAGTGGACCGCCTAAACCTTCCCAGTTTAACGCGGCTAATGATTCCAGTACTAAAGGTTCTTCTATTTCGTACCATACTTCTTTACCGTCCTCACGAATAAAGATCGCGTCCTTACTTTTATCTTGGTGCGATACTTCAGTAGCCATACCTAAATCAACAGCACTATCAATAGCAGACTTAGCCGCTTGATTTTTTAGTGACGCTGATAGTAAATGATTCCAGTTGAGCACGGCGTTAGCCATAAGGTCTTGCAATTTAGCGTCGCTACCAGTAAGTTTTTTGTACGCTTCCTGTCTAACTAAACCACCACGGGCTATAGCGCGTGGTCCTCTTGACTCGCCCTCTTCTAATACACGGTAGAACGGTAAGTAGAAACCTTCTTCCGCCCATTGCGCCGCTTCTTCAGCATTCACAAGACCGGTTTTTACAGCAATATCAACTACTGAGTTGTTAAGTGCTTCAAAATCTTGTCTAACTTTTTCGAATAAACGTTCTTTACCTTGGTTCAGTCCGCGTAATACTGCTATATCGGATTCGTTAAATAAGCTTTCTTTACCTTCTTTAATCAGACGATTAGAACGGTTGCCCGCCATCCAGTAAGTCCAGCGGTCCATGTCAGGGCCTAATTGCTCAAGGATTTTATCTAAACTTTTCTTTTTAGTATCGACAGTGATAACACCCGATACGTCTAGCTTCGGTTGTCCGTGGTGCATGACTGCTTCAATAGCACCTGAAGCTGAACTAGTAAGGTGTGATAGCATCCATGACCGTTCGTCTTTCATGATCTCTTTAAATGATGCGAACTGGTCAACGATACGTTGTCTAAATCTAGTTTTAACATGTTTATTTATTTTCTTTATGCGATTCTCGACTTTTTCTTTGCCGGTTTCTTTACCGAAACCACCTTTTTTAATTACGTCGATTTCTTCAGGACTGTAGCCCTCGTCTTTCATATTTAATGATACTATTTCATCGTCGGAAAGTTCACGAGTAACCTTTTTAGCTTTAACAGATTTTTTAGCTATCATTTTATCTAGCTTAGTTTCTAAACCTGACGGTCTGTAAGTACCACGAATATGCGCTATTTCATCGGCAATCGAATAGTCACCGGCTTGCACGTCACCACCTTTAGCGGGGATCTCTTTTTCATATTTTAATACTGTGTTGTGGGTAGCGTCTATGAGTTCTTCAACAGCTTTGTTCGCGGCCTCACTAGGAGTAAAACCATCATCCATATACTGACGCGCTGAATTAGTTACCGTATCTATTTCAGCTTTAGTCAATGCTTTACCCGCCTTTTTTAGACACGATGCTAAGCTACTCATAATACTAACCTACCTATAATTTGAACGAGCGCTAAGATTTCTTCATCTTCTTGGCGCATTTGTAATGTTAATGCTTTACGCTTTTTCTTGTCTTGGTCAGCGTAGAAAGTTTTACCGAATTTGTTGGTTGTTGCAGTAGTGGTATCACCACCCGTAATAACAGCAGTACCGAACGCTTCCGCGCCCGCTATGCCTGTAGGTACTATGTAGACTACGCCCGTGGTAATGACAGCAGTACCGAACGCTTCCGCGCTGGCAATGCCTGTAGGTGTTATTATTGTGGCTTCAGCTTTACCAGAAAAGTCGCCGTATAGGGGGCGAGCACCACCGTAAGCACCTAAACGAGTAATATTAGCCATTAAAAATCCCTAAGCTTAGCGCTATTGTCTATAGTTTAAAGATCTTATTAGCGCCTGAGTCCCAGGTTACGGTAATATCACCGCCGTTCGGCGTGACAGGTAACCCAGTGGCAGTATCTATATAAGCGATTAAAGGACTGGTAGAAGCTACGCCCGAATCTTTGTAAATTACTAAGGCTTCGGAAACATCACCCGTTACCGCGGTAAAAGTTACGCCGGCAGCGTCGAACACGCCTAACGTAGCAGTCTTCGTACCCATGTTACTTGAGGTCGCAACGCGCTCACCAGACGGGATATCGTCTAAAAACTCGTCAGTGTCAATAGCTACAGTGTATGTAGCCGTATCAACTAGGACGCATTTTATATTGTCCGTTAAGATGGCAATGCTACCATCTAAAAACTTTTCTCGGCCTAAGCCGTAAAGTGCATTCGCCATTAGGGTGACCCTCTATGTATTAGTTTAGTTTGATACTACCTAGTGTAATACTAGGTAGTGTAACATTAAACGATAACGTACGCATCACCCGCGCCAGGCGCGTCAGTGGTTGCGGTAAACGTAAATGTCTTAGTACCGCCATTATAGCCCGTGATATCAGTAGCTTGACCAGCTAGTACGCCAGTTCTCCAAATTATCACGCGACCGTTATAATGGTCGTTCGTTGCTTCAGTTAATGCACTGTCAGGCATGGTAGTAGTCGTTGGCGAACCTGTAGCCGTGCCGAGTACTAACGTTTCTAGCGAAGCTTCTAAGTTATCAGCCGCCGTACTATCACCGCTAATCGCTGTAACGTCCGCGGTTACTTGGTTCGTGACGTCGGTTACTGTTGCGATAGTACCTATATTAGTTAAACCAGCACCAGCCGTTCCAATTTCTGCGGTATCGGCTAATATGTCTGCGACGTCTTGGCCTTTGAAAGCTACCGAATCTGAAATGATGTTATCAAGTTCAAAGTTTGAGTTAGCGTCTATGGTGATACCGCTTGCGTTATTCGTTAGGCAGATATTACCGCGTAGTTTTACATTAGTTGTAGCCGAACAGTTCGCGTTTATAACTAAATCACCGTTACCGGACATTTCATACACGTATGTACCAGTTCCCGCGCCAGCGTTTTGAATTTCGATTTGACCACCACCCCAACTAGGCATGAAGAAGCCTGAAGCGTTTAGGCCAGCCCCAAAATCAATAACAAGACCTAATGCAAATACATCGGCAGAACCGCCGAATGTGTAACTACCTGCAGAACCTAACGTAAACGTACCGAAGAAACCACATTCAAAACCGTTACTCGGTGGTAAAGTTACATCACCGAATAAACAGCCTACAAAGGTCGGATCGTTACTAACTGTACCTGTCGCGGTTCCTGTTGTTAGTGCGCCCTCAAAAAATGACGATGTAATATCTGAGCCGTTTAGCGCTAATGACCAGTTACGCCCTATAAAAAATCTGCTAGATGAATCAGCCGGAAGCGTAACGGCTGAACCTGCTTGTATCCTAAATCGTGTTATATTGTTTGCTGTAGCGATTACAAAGGCGTCGGCTAAGCTATCTACAGGGTTTGTACTCGTACCGTTCACACCAGTTAGCGTACCCGCTGTACCGTTTACAGTATCAACAAATACCGCAGCGCCCTCGTAGCCGCCGTTTTGTACTGTGGTATGAACTTGTCCTGGTAATACTTGGTATTCTGACGTCGCGTCGGGGGTGGTTAACCATGCGGGCGTTGTCGTTATAGTATCTGTAGACGCCACGCTATCAGTTATGACAGCCTCTTGACCGGCACCCGTACCACCTACGATTATTACTTTAGCGCGTACGAATTCATTGTCGGTAGTTACCGCCCCTGCTGCGAGTTGTAGAGTATTCGCCGTACCTGCTTGCGCCGTACCATCATTAAATATAAGCGATGCAGCTTGGCGAAGTCTCTTACCGCCTGAGTTGGTAACATTATGCGTAGCACCTGTTAAAACTTCATCCCATACAGCATCAACACTAGCCGCGTTAATCGTGATATCTGTTAAACCAGCGCCAGCCGCGCCAATTTCTGCGGTATCCACAAGGATAGAATCAACGTTCGTATCGATAGTGTCTACGCTAGCCTGAGTTGATAAGACTGTTAAACCTGCACCAGCCGCGCCAATTTCTGCAGTATCCACAAGGATAGAATCAACGTTCGTATCGATAGTATTTACACTAGCCTGAGTTGCTAAAGCTGTTAAACCTGCACCAGCCGCGCCAATTTCTGCAGTATCCACAAGGATAGAATCAACGTTAGTATCGATAGTGTCTACGCTAGCCTGAGTTGATAAGACTGTTAGACCTGCACCCGCTGTACCAATTTCAGTAGCAGCAGCCGAAAGACCTAGCGAGAATTGGCCCACTACTTCACCTACTACTGATACGCCGCCGACAGTGCCGGTGGTGATAACTAGCTGGTAATCTTTACCGGTTTCGAAGCCGTTGCCACCAGTAGCTACAACAGTAATCATGTTCATGCCAGTTACGCCATCATGATCAACGCCTAAGGTTAGACCCGCCGTTATTTGCGTTAAGCCCGCGTCTTCATATGCTGAAATTACAGGCGTACCCGCTAATGTAGTCGGAATACCTGTGGCGAAAGCCCTTGTTGTGAAAGCGATATAAAAGGTATCACCTACTGTTCTATCTCTACTCATAATATTTTATCCTGCTAATCCGCCGCCTGGTCCTGCTATTCCGCCTAGTCCGGCTAGACCGCCGTTATGCGCTAAACTGCTCATTATTCTACCCGATGGCGGTGGAGCGTCAGAGGTAATGTATACTGACTGTGCCAAAGGTCTTAAAAGCTGGTAAGGGTCACGATATAAACTAGCTACCTCACCTTCCGTTAACTCTCTATCAAACGTCATAGCGTAGCGTTGCCAGCTATTCGCTACGTTACCACCCGCGCTATTGTCGCCGTATAATGAATATTCATTAGGTGATTGGTCCACCCACGAAAAGGCGGTACCGTCACTATCCGCAAAAGCCCCGTCAATATAAAGAGAACGAGTATTAGTATCCTCATTCCACGTTATAGTTTTAACGACCACCGTTGTTGAGCCGTATACATCTACAGGCGAGTCAAGCTGTATCGTACTACCATTTATTCTAACTCTTATAGAGTTATTATCTAACCTAAAAAATATAGTGTTAGGTGATGTATCAACAGTACGAAGACTGAAGAAACCCCCAGCACCAGTAAAGTTCTCAAAACAGCCTGAAAAAATTGCAGTACCTTGGTTAAAGCTCCGCGCCGGTACGATTCTATAAACTTCGCCGGTGGTAGTTAAAGCGGCTATGTGGGCTTCAAGACCCTTTGCACCACCCTTTAAATCGTCTATACCTTTGTAAGTACTACCGAATTTGAACCTATTAGGCGCTACTAAGTTTGTCGCTTCGTAACCATCGAACAGCATAAACATGTCTAAGCTGCGGGCTAACGGATTGGTATAATCTATTTCTACAGGGCCGACAGGCTTCATGCCTGGAATGCGAAAATCTATATGGAACTGTTTAGGTAATTTAATAAAAGCCATAAAGCGAACCTTCTACGCGTGAGGACCGATAGTCTTAGGCGTTACATAGATATCCCAACCAGCTTGTATAGTCTGACCTGTTCGGTTTTCTATATAGAATTCGTACTCTTGTGACGTTTTACTATTAGGTAATCCGATATCGATAGTTATATATTGGTTAGTCGTAACATCGTTCACCGGAAAACTACCAACGAATTTATGTTGATAGTTAGCGTCTGGTATTTCGCTATCGTTAGTCGATTGCGTATTAAGTAATCTCACGTATAGATTAACTGACGTATTCGCGTCAGGCGCTACCGCATAATCTATAAGCGCTGTAACACTAGCCATAGGCGCGTCGTCGTCGTTAGTCCATGTACTAAGGTCGCCCGCAATGCTAAACGCTGCATCGGCAACAGTAGCACTAGAAGTACCTAAGGTGTCTTGGGTTCCGAAGAATTCTACCGCGGAATCAGTACCGATAGCCATATATTATACTCCTGCTAGTGCGTCGATTAATACGTCTATGACTGCATCGACGTTAGTTTGTAAAGCTGCGTCTGAAGTCCCTTGAATTTGGGCTACGGTTGAGCCGTTATCTACAGCTAAAACGTACTTTAAAACTTTTTTAGCTTCAGCTTGAGGATTGGCAAATACTTTAGCCGCATATGCTTTTTCTGCAGTTGTTGGGGAAACTGCTAGCTTATCTTTAACAGATACTAGTACAGCTACAGCGACACGATTAGTTAAGTCCGCGTCGTTAAATAAGTCTCTAATTTCTAAATACGTTGCCATGGGCTAAAATTCCTTACTTGTTTATTTTAACTTCAACGCTAGACATGAACCCGCGTTCGTCGCGCTTAATGTCTAGTGTGAAGCTGGTCGGTTGTTCAGTTTTAATAGCGTTGACGATTTGGCTAACGCTGCTTTGCAATTGACGGTTAGAATTTTCTATACCGGCTTTAACTGTCAAGCTAGTTTCAGCTACCGCGGCTAGTACTTCTTTAGTATCAACAACAACTACCGTAGGTTCGATAGGTTCGTCGCTTGCTGGGTTTCGTTTGTCTAAGTCTTCTTCAGAAAAGATGCTAAAGCCATCGTTTTCTAAGTCTTGTATTAGTTTGCTACTCATTGGATACACCTTAATAGTTTAAGCGCTACGTCACGTTTCTTTCTAGTTTGTCTTAGTACTACGTCCGCGGTGCCTTGGGCTATGTTCATCTTACCATCTTTACCCTTCACTTTTCTAGTTAACTTAATATCGGATAGTGATACTCGTTGACCTACTGTAGCTTGGATAAATTGGGTAAAATCTTCTCTACCGTGGATAGTTTCGCGTGGTAGCTTGTCGGTAGCTTCTTTATAAGCCTTACGCATTTCAGTAATAAACTTAGCGTAACCGGACTTCGTAGGCGATTTATCTGTACCTTTAAGTGTAGCCTCGTACGCTGCTTTTCGCAATTTTTGAGCGCGTTCTCTGCTCACTTCTGCGCGGGTTTTTCGCGGTGTATATTCCATCACCGACGCGGTATCTTTAGCTACGTCCACGAGACCCGAAGTAACTTCAAGAGCGCGGGCGAATACATTAGTAGGTACGTCTTTAACGCCTAGTAAGTCTTTAATCAAGCTACTTAGTTTGTTGAATAAGCTTTCTTTATCGTTTTTAAAGTGTAACTTTTTAAGCGCACCTTGAAAGTGCTCATTAGTTAACGTATAAGTCACGAATTCATCTAGCGAGTTACCAACAGACATGAACGCGCCACGTTCTTTAGGTGTTAACTTAGTGAACTGCTCAAGGTCATTTTTAATAATGCTGTCTATATCGCGTTTAGTCTTTTTAATCGCTTCGACCGCTTTCACCTGTTCGTCTGTCTTAGGGTTAACTATCGTTTCAGCAGTGGCGGCGTGTATAAGTTCATGTGTTAAGGTACCTTCTTGTCTACCTTCATGGAATATAGCCACTTTACGATCCGCAACCTCACCGGTCATGCGGTTTTTTCTGAACTCAAAAACACCGCGACGAGTAAAGTTTGCACGTTTACCAGGGCCACGCATTTCGAATTTTACGTCTGCGCCGATAGCGTCATTATCTCTAATTTTAGTAGCTATCGCCCTGAATACGGGTTCTTTAGCGTTATCCGCTACCCATGATACGGCGTCTTTAGCAGTCTTAAACGTGTTAAAAGTCTTCACATCTACCGGATGCTCTACGACTGTACGGTCTGGGTTAATCTTAGGTATTGGCTTAGCCTGTACAGGTTGTTGTACAGGTTGTTGTACAGGTTGTTGTACGGGTTTTTGACCCATTTCAGCTTTAATCGCTGCAATGTTTTTAGGGTTAGTATGCCAGTTATCCCACGAAGTTTTTTCAGCGCGTAATTTCTCTAAACTCGCCTTAGACTTAGCTAGGTTTTGAACGTTAACACCTTCAGCTTTGGCTAGTTCAGGACGTTTAACAGCGCCTTTAATAGACGATATTTGACGTTGTATTGCAGCTTGTTTAGCGGCTGCGACTTTCGCCATCCCTTCAGCTTGTTTAATAGCACCTGTATCGAAGCCGAATAGATCGCCCTCTTGGTTCTCAGTCGGTGCCATAGTACTAACAGCTTTCACCATATTAACAGCTACACTAACTGGCTTACCGCGTTCAAGCGCTTTTAGACCAACTACTTGCAAGGCTTCGTTATTTGGTGCTGCTTCAGATATTTTAACTGCAGCGCCGTCGCTAACTATGTCCTGACCATGGGCGTCGATAAGAATATCGCTACCTTTTTTGGCAATGGCGAAAGCCTGTTGACCTGTAGGACGTGCTAATATTCCTTCGGCTTCGGCTTGAGCTTTAGTCATGTTCGAATCTTTAACAAAGGTAATGTAATCTTTTACCTGGCCCTGACCTTCACGGATATTTAGCGTAGCGTCTAAGCCTTTAGCTTGTTTGAGGTCGAACCCGTCGGCTTCTCTATGGAACTGAGCAGGTATCGTAGTCATACCGCTACGTTTAGCTAAATCTAATCTATGGCGACCTGTAATAACTTCTTTAGTGCCGTCTTTTCTGACCCAAACTTGAATCGGGCCTACACCGGCACGGTCAAAAGTACCGCCTAACGGCTCTACTACACCTTCTTTACCAGCACCAGCTTTGAATTGTGGTACGTCTTTCGATAATGTTAACTCACTGATAACCGCCTCTTGTGGTGCGGCTTTCGCTTGTTCGCGTTTTTCTTCTTCTATACGCGCACGGGCTTTAGTTTGTACGTCAATTTCTTGCGCTATACGTTCTTCTTCAGTACGTGGCGCGGTTGGCGTTATTGCTGGTTCAGGACCTATATCTAAGCCACCAAAAGTATTACCTACAGTTGGTTCTATCTTAGTTTCTACAGGTTCTACGGCTTCGACAGCAGCGTTAACAGCCTCGGCAGCTTCTTTATTACCTGTATGTGCTTCGACTGCACCGCCTACAATAGCGTTACCTACGTCGATAGCTTCGTCTACAGTCGGCGCGGACTGTATAGAGTTAGTTGTTTTAGCTAAATCGTCTATGATATCGCTGTCTGATTTTTTACCACCGCCTTGTATACCTGCAACGCCACCAAAAATACCAGCAGCAGCACCCATACCCGCGGATTCGCCCGCACCTTCCATAAGGTCTTGGCTAGGGTCTATTTGTTTAGTGGCTAAGTTGCTAATAACAGCGCCCGCGCCCTCTTCTAAACCTTCGGCGGTAGCTTCACCGGCAAAGCCTTTAGCGAAACCTTGTAAACCACCAGCACCAGAACGTTTAGCACCTACTAAGGCTTTTTCTAGCTTAGCAGCCCCTGGAATCAAATTTAAGCCTATTGATACAATACCTGCAGCTAGCGCACTATCACGCGATAATTCAAGCGAAATGTCGTTTTTAGCGGTCTCAGGGTCGATATTTTGGGCTATTTTCTCTTGGTATTTTTCGTTAACTTCCCACACTTGATCGGGTAAATTGATTAGTTTTTCATGTGCTGCAGCACCGACGTCGGCACCTTGCATCAATCCACCAGTACCAACAGCGCCAGCAGTAGCCGCAGTACCAGCAGTTTTAGCGCCAGCACCTAACATTTTAAAACCTGCACCGACAGCAGTACCACCGCCAGCCGTAGCCATTAGCATAGGCGCTTGTTCGAAAGCAAATGAGGCGAATAATGATGGTGATGTTACAGTTTCCCAAAAAGCTGTACCCGCTTTGGCGAATTCGCCGTCGGCGTTATCTATTTTAGCTTTTCGATTATGCTCTAAGGCTATTAACTTGTCGGATTTATGCTTTGCGTAGAACTGAATACCGCGCTCGCCTTGTTCAGACGCCCAGTTATCCATGTCACCGGTAGATAATCCGTATAAATCTCCACCTAGTTTTAATAGTGAGTTAGCACCAGCACCAAAACTAGACGCTAAATCGCCGCCTAATTCTGCGAATGACCTGCTAGGTACTTCTACTTCTTCTGCTACAGCAATACCACCGAAACGGTTGGCCTCTGCAGTCTCATTACCGACAGCTTGACCGCCGAATCTGTTCGTACCCATTATGGCTTCCTATATGACTTACCGTCGAATACATCAAAGTATAGCGCACCCGATTCGAGCTTGTCGAATTCTTCTTGAGTACTTACGCTTGGGTTATTCGTAGTGTTAAAGTGCTCATTGCCGCCATCCTTAGGACTTACAGACGTTTTCGTGTCAGGATTAGCCGGTTTTGACTTTGATATTTCACGCGCTTTCGTTAGCATTTGTTCTAATGTAAGGTAATTAGGATCGTCAGGACTGATTAAGTCATTTTCCTGCTTAGCTTGCATTGCCTTAAATAGCTCACGCGTCATATTACCTTCTTTACTTTTCAAAAATTTCAGCGCTTCGGCTTCGTCTTTGAATTCGTCAAGCTGAGCTAATACACGAGCTTCTTTTTGCGCTGCAGTAGGACCCGAACCACTACCGACTACGTTTTCCATCGGCTTGCCTTGTTCAGCAGCCATTAACTTCGCTATGTCTGCACGTTCGGCGTCGGTCTCTGCGCTAGCATACTTCTCTTTTAAAGACTGTAAATTCTCTGCGCTACTTAGTGCTATACCTTCAGCTTTCGCCCGTGGCGATTCTTGCTCACGTTGAAAGTGTTGTTCTTTTTGCGCCATAACTTCTTGGTGCTGCGCCGTGCTAAATTCCTGTCGTTGTTGCTCTAACGACATTCTATTATCATTTAGTACTTGATCGCGTTTCGCCATGATATCGGCTCGCATTTGTTCACGAGCTTGGTCGGCAAATAGTTTACCGCCCATTTCAGCGCCACCGCGTATGAATTTTTGAAGAAAACTAGCCATGATTATAACGCCTCAGTAGGTGGTTGTTTAATGGCGTATTCGCCTTGTTCACGGGCTATTTGTTGCTGAGCTTCAGGCGGGACAGAGTTTACCATGCCCGCTATTTCTTCTTCAGTCATACCGTAAGCTTCGGCTAAATGGCCTACCATTAATTGTGCTGCATGGTTGCCGACAGCTTCATCAATAGGGAAAAGTTTTAAACTCTCCGCTAGCTCGCCCACATGTTCTAAAAGTTCAGCAGCTACCGGAAGTATTATCTCTTCTGGTATTTGTCCGCCCGACTGTTCGTCAAGTTTTAAGACTAATAGCGCCGTAGCGTTGGCTAATGCCTCGGCTGGTTTTGGCGCATCTAAGGTCATTTTTTTGACTAGTGCTTCACGCGCTTCTGAACTACCGAATAGTATTTCGTCGCCCGCTAGTACTACGCGTTCGTACGCGTCTTGTTCTTCAGGCGTTGCGGCTTCAGTACCTTGGGTTAACTCTCGTCCGTCTTCGGCTGGCATACCTTGGGGAGCAGCACCGCCAGCACCTTGACTAGCTAGTGAACCTTGATTGTTTGGTTGCATTGGCATCTTAACTACCTCCTGTGCGTCTATTCCACACGCCGCTATTACCACTATCACGCGCTTGATGTAATAATGGCAGAGTATCATAACCGGTTAAATTTTTTCTACGTGCGGCTAATGTTTCGTCAAATTCACGTTTCCGCGATTCTTCTTGAAGTTGCATTAATTCTTTTTCGTCTGGTGCCATAGCACTTGAGACAGCATTCAGACCCATAGCGGCAATCATCGGGTTAGCTGTTAAATAGCTTCCGACTGCTTTCGCGCCAGCACCGATAGTTCCTAAGAACGATGGAGCAGCGGCAGCGGTCGCCGCTGGTGCAGCAGTCAACGCCGCGGCAATCTCAGGCGCAGCCGCAGCAGCCGTAGTAGCAGCCGTAGTACCCGCAGCAGTACCACCACCAACAGCCGCGGCAATCTCGGCACTTGTAGCAGCGCCGCCAACAGTAGCAGCAGTTGTACCCGCAGTAGTACCGGCACCTGTAAGCGCTCCGGCAACTTGACTACCTGTAGCAGCAGCAGTTGTACCCGCAGTTGTAGCGCCCGCGGTTGTAGCAGCAGCAGTACCAGCACCCGCGGTTGTAGCTCCGGTAGCGGCTGTACCGGCTGCAGCACCTGCACCGCCCCACATACCTAAGGCTACACCTCCGAAATAGACAGCCGCCGCGATTAATACGATCTTAAAGACCTTCGATTTTACGACCTTTTTGACGACTTTCTTAATACCCTTAGCGATTTTCTTAACTGCTTTAGTAATGCCTTTGAATACTTTACTCATATCTAGATCCTATTAGTACTTATAAAGTACTCATGTATACTGGTAATTCGTTTTCTAAACCAAGACGGCTTAACAATTTACCGATTCTTTTATCTGCTTTACATTCTAACGTAAAACAAACCATTTTTATAGCTGGACGAGACTTAGCCCATGCTAAAAATTCTCTGATTAACTTAACGCCTTGCCCGGGGTCTTCACAATAAAATTGAACTACTGAAGCTTGGCTACGTTCATAAAACGCCATGGGATGAACCATGGCACTTACAGCACCTACTATTTTCGAATCTTTTTCAGCGACCCAACAAAAATGACATGGTGCGGATATACATTCCTTAGCCATGTCTACTACTTTCGTTTCGCTTATTCTTAAATTTTCGTACGCATCCCGCTTTAAAGCTTCTAAGCCTAATCTTACTACTTCGGGTACGTCACTAGGCGTTGCTTTTCGAATCAGTCTCATAGACGGTTACCTTTTATCTGTGTTGCCATGCATAACCGGTATTTCTACGGCCCCCGCCCCCGCCTCCGGTGCGACGTATTGGTGGCTTCTTAGGCGCTACCTTCTTCTTAGGCGCTGGCTTCTTAGGCGCTACCTTCTTCTTAGGCGCTGGCTTAGGCGTTGACCGTTTAGGCGTAATCCATTTTCTAGGGTCGAATACTGGCTTAGGCGTAGACGTTGGCGTAGGCGTTGGCGTAGGCGTTGGCTTAGGCGGCGACATAGTAGCTGGTGGTGATGTTGGGCGTACCGACGGCGCGATAACGTTATACTCGCCAGGGTCGATATGCGTACGTGTTGGTATGCCCGATGATACTGTCGATGACGGGGAGTACGTAGTACCGCCAGCAGCGTTCGAGCTTTTCGTCCAATTAGGCGACTGCGTTGGCATAGGCGGACTGGTAAGCGCAGGATTAAACGTCGTATTACCTAATATAGCGCTTATATTCACGCCACCCATAGCACCTAATACACCTAACGACGCTTCGAGGTTATCTATCTGATACTGTACCGCGTTGTTTCGTTCGGTAGACGTCATGTCAGGGTTCATCATCATTTGAGCTATCGCATTTTGTGCAGACTGATACAAGACAGCCGCGCTTTTTTGCGTACTGATTTGACCGTCGTAAAAGCCTCGGACGTCTTCTAGCTGTACTGCTTGTTGACCTTGTAAGTTCTGCAATACTAGTTGTTGCTCCGCTTTTAACTCTGTCATACGTTCTTCTAAGTCCATACGTTCGTTGTTCAACTTAGTTTCATGTAACTGTTGGCTAGCGAGGTCTTGCGACTTGTACCTAGCACTTAATGTTGCTAATTCTTGGTCTAATTCTGATTGTCTTTCGCGTATCTTCATTTCTTCTTCACTACGCGCAACAACTAAATCATAGTCAATTTTACCTTGTTCTTTTATTAATTCTTTTCTCGTTTCAGCGTCCGCCGCTTGAAGTTCTTTCTCTATTTCACCGCGACGATTAATTAAGCCCGTTTCGACTTCGCCTCTCGCGCCTATTTGTACCAATGCTTGTTCACCGGCTAAGGTTTGTAATGCTGTATCTACTTCGCCTTTTCGTGCGATTAAGCGTATTTGTTCATCGGCACTAGCTGTTAATAAGCGTTTGTCGATCTGTTCTTTCTCACGTTGTAGCGCTGTTTGTTGACCGAACGCCGCTTCTTGTTCTTTAGCACGGTTGATAGCCGTAATGTTAGCTTGTTTAGCTGCGAACGATGTACGTGCATCTTCCTGCGCTATTGGTAACGCTGATTCTATGTTAGCTTTTTGCGCTGCACCTACAGCCATAGACGTATTTAGTAGCCCTTTTTGCTGTGCTCGTTGTCTAGCACCTGTCGCGGCTATCTGTTGTAGCGGACTATCTTTCTCCGTTATGCCAGCTACGCGACCTTCTACCGTATCGGTAGCAGGGTCAATCGCTATTTGGTCAGGCGTATACGCGGTAGGCGGCGTGGTAGGCCCCGCAGGTACCGCACCGTTAACCGCTGGCGGCGCGTTCGGATCTAACGGGTCGTCATTTAAAGGGTTATTCGACGGCGCACCCTGTAACTGGGGAATCTGTAAAGGACTTGTATTAGTAGGCATTTTAGTTGTTCTCCAATTCTTCGATCCTTGCGGTTAGCTCTTGAACCGCTTTAATTAATGGGATTACCATAGCTTCTTTAGATATGCGCTGCCCGTGTTTATCTTCGCCCCAACCACTGAAAGTATCGGGGTCTACGCCGGAATCTTGAATAGCTTGTAGCACATCTTGAGCACCTAAACCGTGGACGACACGCTTAGTATTGATGTTGCTAGGTTCTAAGCCCCATTCTTCGGGCCATTCTTCCATAGGCTTCATGGTATATAAAATAGGTTTTAGGTCATTTATAAATTTTAGCCCTAGTACTGTAGGACCGATAACATTTTTCTTTCTAAGGTCACTCGATTGAGTCCATACAGCATCGGTATCAAATTCATTTTTAATCTGTGCCGATGATTTACCGATAGCGACTTGGTTATCCTGGTCGGTTTCCGCGGACTGACCTATACAAATTCTGTGCTGTGCTGAAGTACTACCCGTCTGAGTTAAAAAACCTATACAAGTATTATTACTACCTGTAGATAAATCAGAGTTACAGCTTCGACCTACGCCCGTATTGCCGTGACCCGTTGTAAGGCTTGATAAAGCGGCGCTACCTACTGCAGTAGTATTATTGCCTGTAGATGCGTTTTTCATAGCCTCGAAGCCAAGGCCCGTGACATTCGTTCCTGTAGCATCTTCACAAGCTCTATAGCCGAAAGCTGTACTAAAATCGTTACTTGCAAATTGCGTACCCGCGTCTACGCCTATACGCGTACTAAATGTAGGGCCTGTAGTCACTAGGTTACCGTTTATATGTACGTTTTTCACTACGCCTAAACCGCCATCGGTATGAATACTACCGGTGATCGTTGATGAAGAGTCGGTAGCGTCATTCTGGTCGATTACGCCGTCAGATGTTATGCCTCGAATAGTTAATGTATCCGTAGCGCCTACACCTATTGACGTTCTTAGCGTTGCGCCTGATTCAGCTACAGGGTCGGTAGTCCCGTCACCTACAATCATTTCGCCGTCGGCTAATACACTCATTGCTGTAATCGCGCCCGTACCTGATCCCAGTAATATACCACCGTCGGTTAGTGATGCTGCACCGGTCCCGCCTTGGGCTACTGCTAAGGTTTGTACAGCTTCTAAGGCTGTACCGCCCGCGTTAACTTTGACTACATAATCAGCCGTTAGCGTAGGTAGCTTGTCGAAGCCATCTTCAATAGTATTAAATTCGCCTCTCATATCGGATGAACTACCTTGCGAGTTAGCTACCGGAGTCCCCGAAGGTGCGTAATATGCATTAGCCATGGTTTATAAGTCCTTAATTTCTATCTTAACTGTCGTCTATGAGTGTAGCGAATCATCGCGCCTGTTATATTCACTGGTGATAAGTAGTCGCTATCTTTTCGCATTACTAACGAAATATTTTCCGCGCTACCCTCTATTTTAATATTTGATGGCGATAAGTTTACGCCGTCCCATATGAACGTATCCCATACGAAACTGTCCCAAAACGATTGACCTAAGTTAAATTCATTGGTTTGGGTCAACGGTTGTGGTATACCTTGCTCATTGTACCCTAATTCTGTTGAAAAGTTAATTTCTCCGTAACCTGACCCTGAAGCCTCTAAAGTCACGCCTAAATACTTTTTAAGGTGCCTAATAGACTTAGAGAAGTGGAAAAATGTTTTTACAAATGCTTCTATATTATTACCGTCGAAAGAAGTGCCTTTATCTAAATGGTATACTATCCCGTCGGTTGACCCGAACATTATCGCTTCTACGCCGGTGCTGTCTTCCACGGACGTTATACACTCTACAGCATCCGAAAATACCTGAGGCATTATAGCTGATATCTTATGACCCTCTGTAGTAATATACAACGCTGATTTATCAGAGAAAAATAGTCTATATTGGTTTTTAATACGAGCTATACAAGACGCCGTAGCTAAATTACGTTTAGTATCTAAGAATCTTTGTACATGTCTTGAGATCGTCGCGTGTTGGAAGTTACCAAATTCTTGAGCCGTTCTAAATGTGGTAATACCGCGGTCGTCTAAGTGCATTGTTTGGTCTAATTGCTGTATGGTATACTCTAACGCGCCTACTTCTGAACGATACTGAACTAAATTCCAGTCAAGTGCCGAAGTCCCATATAGCATATGTACCGTATTTCTGTTGTATATGGTTAACGCAGGGCTTTCTTGTGATCCTGGTTCTTTTACAAAACCGGTTATCGTATCGCCCGTGGCTAACTCTGCAGCGCCGAATATAGGAGACCATCTATACGGAAAGCCTAAGCCTGAATGCTGCGCCGAACCGTCAAAAGAAAAGAACAAATGTTTATTATGCACGATTACATGTTTAGGCGTGTCGGTAGTCATACCCGTTTCAATCGGGCAAAATACAGAACCGTCGAACTCAAAACCACGGTTCACGCCATCTGCGCCGTATATTCGTTTCGCTCCGGCTTGACCGCCGAAGTTTTCTGTCACCATTTCAAAGCGCCCGTCTTTTGCAAGCGTTATAGCGGTACTGTCGGCTGCGATAGTTGCGACGTTAAGGTTACCCCCCACGTCGAGGTTTTCAGCTTGAAATGTGCCTGTCTGGGACGCAAATATGTAACGTCCTGCACCGTCACCAGCTAAAAGAGACCCAGTTTCTTGCATTACGCGGGTTATTGTCGCCGTAGCGCCTGAGATAGCCCCAGTAATCGTATCACCTTCAGCGACTTCATAAGTACCCGCAGACGTGTAAGATAACTCACGGCCTAAGGCTACTTGAGTCCATCCCGAAGCAGTTGACTTGTATAAGTCTGCAGCCGTATCGCCCGCGTTGTTTCTAAACGCATACCATACATCGTTTAACATATGGATACCTAAGATACTGCCTGACCCTGGGACTGCGCCGATATCGTCCCTGTATTCGTCTGCCGCTAAATTTAAGTATTGAGCATCTAATAATCGTGTCGTCGCGCCGCCTAATCTAGCGGTTGACGTCGCGGTACCTTGGGTTACGGCTGCTTCTTGTAAGTCGTCAGAATCGTTAAAGGTGCCTGTTAGCTTAGTAAGTACTAGTGTTTGTGGTGTATCATCGCCGTTAACCGCGAGTACTACGCCTGTAGCGCCTGATACTAATTGCGTTACTGTAGTATTCACGTTAAAAGTACCGGTAATATTTACGTCGATTATGTAATATATAGCGTCGGACGGTGCTGCTTGCCCGTCGAACCGTTCATAACCTTGGATATCTGTATAGCCTTGCCCGTTAATAGCCGCCTCGTAATTCTGGGATTCCCGCAAGTGTCCGGCGTCTAAGTTCCATGGCTTAGATTCTGTATCATAGCCACCGGCAAATTTTAGATAATCGAACTTAGGCTTTGCTAATTGTACTTTTTTCATGCTAAAGGACCACTTTTTCTAAACGGCTGTGATTGATTACGTTTAAGCTGATTAGTTATTCTTTTCATACCACGTTCAGCACGGGCTAGAATTTCTGGCGCTGATTCAAATAGCGCGTAATATTCCATGGCTTGATACATGATTAGCTTGTGATACGCTTCGGGCATTTCTGGCGTATCGCTATCGGCGGCTAGTATTTGTGCCGACTTATGATAATCGCCTGTTAGCGTGTAAACGTCGTTAGGCGTTATCCCTAATTGAATTTCATCTTTAGGGTTAACGGTTATATGAACTGGTTGTGATGTTTGAGTTTGTAAAGAACCTGTCTTATACAAATATTCGAAATTGTCCCAAGGGGTCCAGGTTAATAAAACCTGAGCGCTTACACCTGTAGCCGTCAAATATATTTTAGGCGGGTTTCTTGGGTCATTTAAGTGCCACGTTTTGAAACGGCTTATTACAGCCGCATCGTCAACGTCGGTACAGTCACCAAATGCGTAGGTGTCTGTACCATCTACAGTATCTACAGTAAAGCTTTTACGTAGCCACCTGAAATTTTCAGACCCTTGAATTTCTTCGTAGGCGTCAGCTACCCAATTAACTATACGATTATATTCACCTGCTTGTCCGACTACTGTAAGTGGGCGAGGTGTTGCGTCAGCACCACCGGCTACACCACATTCGCGGGCTACATCTTGGCAAAGTTGTAGATACGTTGACATAAATTTAACACCTTGTATCGTTCGTCACACGGTTTAACCATTTAGCACCTAACGGGCTTTTATCCGTTAGAATTTGTAAAGGGTAACGATGTGATTTTGTTTCGGGGTTTTTAACTTCTAACTCGTTAGTAGTTGTGTTACGCGTTTCGAAGTTACCATAAGTAGAGACCTTAGCGCGTAGTAATACTTCAACATAGCGTCTAGGTAGCCATTGTTTTTGACCACGGACGATTAAGCGTTGAATGCCATTAACACCAACAAAGAAAGTATGATCAGGATACGTCGAAGATGATGGCATTACCATGATTTCGATGTTTTCATTATCAAAGGCCATTTGTTCGGCTTTTTCTATGAATTCCATACTATCTACGGAAGTGATACCAGGGCGTACAGTCTCTACGTCTGCATGGACGTTGCCGTCTTTCTTAAATTCGATATCTATTAAATCTTCTTTTAAGTAGACGTCTTCAGAGTGAGCACCATCTTTGGTGATTTGTACGGGGTTATTTTTAGCGCTAATTGCTTTTAGCACATCGCCCATACCTTCTTTCAAGTCAGCGGCTAAACTGTTTACTGTGTCTTCTAGCTTGTCGAATTTTTGAGCATTCGCTTCGTTAGATTGTTCGAGGTCTTTATTCAGACCCGCCATGCTTAGCTTTTTAGGGTCTCTTTTTTTAGGCATTTGTTTTTCGTCAGTCATAATTAGCACTCTTTTAGTTAAAATAAAGCTAAACTAGCCGTTGTGACTAGTTTAGCAAAACTCAATTACTAATTATAGTATAGACTAACTAGCTTGAGTTGTAGTCATTCCGTCTTGAACTGCACACATACCGTTTATATACCAGTT